AGTTTAATTTAAACATAGCCTACCTTATTGGTAGGCTATTTTTCTATAATAATGGCATGAAGTATTTTACTGAACTACTTGAGAGCTATTCACGACTTAAGAAAAGAACTCTTAAGCTATTAGAAGCAGAAGAGGTCGATCCTGTCGCTAAGTCTGTAGCTGACTCATATATTAGTCAGGCAGATGGAGCAAAAGCTAATCCTTCCCCAACTAATAGAATACAAGTAAAAGAACATCCAGGAACTGAAGTTTGGGTTACCCCAAAAGGTAAAACTGTTTACAATGGTTTTGGATCACAAGTATTAGACGTAAATCCAAATTCAAATCCAAAAGGATATCAAAAATTTGTAAATCATTTTTTAGTGGCTGATAAAGGCCAATCTTTAGAAAAAGAGACTCCTATTGTCTCTGCTGAAACTCCCGCCAAACAAAAATCAAATTTAATTTCTTGGTGGGATGTAACAGGATTTGCTTCAAAATTAAAGAAAGCTGTTTTAGATAGAATTGCAAGCAAAATAGATTCTAAAAGAAAAGAAAAATTTTTAAATTATATTTCAAAAGCTTTTTCTGGAAATCGAGCAGAAGGATCTATTGCAAGAATGATTGACGAAAATACTAGCATCGCATTAGACGATAATGGAAATATTAATTTTGAAGATTCTGAAGAAGGTGCAGATCAAGAATTGAAGCAACAAGTTCAAGACACAATGAAAAAGTGTCTCGATATATTTTCTAAAGATCAAATAACAGATAGTGATTGCAAATTTTTAAATCAAAGTTTAATTAAAGTTAAAGGTGGTCAATTTGTAGTTAAGGATGCTATAGCTGGAGGAAGAGGCTTAGTATTTAATGACAGAAGCAGGCATATTAGAGATTTGTTTGATACTGGTGCATCTATTCATAACTGCAAGCTAAATGAAATAAGCATGAGCCAGTTAGTTGGTGGTGGAAATCTCCGTGGTAACTACATGGAAATTGATGCAGTAGTAGCACACCTAGCTTTTGCTTGCGCCGACCCAGAAAAAAGAGCTAAATACTCTAACTGTGAGGGAGCTAAAGAAGAACTTATTCAGGACATGATTAATAATAGAGAAGCACTGAACAAAGCTTTTCAAGCATTAAAAGCTAAGGCTGAGGCAATGGATGGCGAGTTTGCAATTCCAACTGATGATGAAACTGCACTAGCCATTATGGAGCTTAGAAAAATATTCGGTGACAACGCCGACGTAGAAGTTGTTAGAAAGATTGCTCAAATGACAGCTTACGAGTACAGAATAAGAAGACCAGATTTCATTCTTAGAGTCGGCGGGACAACTAGAGGCGGAAGAAGAGCAGACACTTTAGAGCTATATGAAACACGGGAAGCTGCTGTTACTGCAATGAAGCGTCAAGGCTTTAGCCCAGAAGATGCTGAGTCACTTGTAAAAGAAATGAACATCTCAGATATTTGTGGGCAGGATGAAAGAATAGGTAAGACTTGCCCCAAAGATACTAGCAGATCGTACTATGGTGTTAATATTAGTATGAAAAACTATTTAAATATTGACGAAGGTATATCGCTAGGGACAGTTTCGGAGAACACATCTAAGGCTGTTCTTACTGGAAAGAACTGCCCTAAGGGTGAAGAGGATACTTGCTCCCCAGAGGAAGTAGAGTTAATTAAAAGATTTAGAACAAAAGCAAAAGAACATTTTGGATTGTCTGATTCAGATGTGAGAGGCGTAAAAAAAATAGAAGAAAGACTATCTGAAATTGATGACAAAATTGATAGCTTAAATGATGCTAATGTCAGAGTTAAAAGCGGAGATAGAATATCTGTTAAGCAATTAAAAACTTATGCTAAAACTCTATCAAGCCAAATAATGAAAGACTTAGGTTACGAAGGTGCAACAGAGGATGGACTTTATAAGAAGTTACAGGAATTTCACGAAGCTTCTGAAGGAGACCCGGAACAGCTTAAAGGATTAATAAAGTGCTTCGTTAGAGATCAAGAAATGAAAAAAATGACCAACACCCCAGAAGGTAGAAGAACAGTTAACGCACATAGGGCTATGACTGCATTTCTTGCTGGCGGATCTACTGACGATTCGGTTTTATCGGCTAGAGCTTTACAAACTGGCGAGGCTTTTATATCTCAGCAAAATGGTATGTTTGAAATGTACAGAGACGTTCTAGAGAAAGGAGATGATAGTGAGTATGAAATTGTATCATCTGAGAGTGGTAGATCTGTAACTATTCAACATAAAGATGAGAATAAAAGAAGAGAGACTGGGCACTCTATGAAAGTTTCTACTGATGTTAAGAAGAGCGGTAGACTAGATATGAAAGCCCATGCTAGTAGAAACCTTGTAAGATCAAAATCTAGAAAAGTTATAAAGAAGAGAGGAGAAGAGGGAACTACTCCAACTCCTCAGAACGCAAGTAAAGATATAATAAAAATGGGAATAAGCATTTCAGAGATGCTTTTAAAGTATTCAAAAACTCTCAAGCATCTAGAAGATTAAATCCACAAGTGCTTTGCATTATACTTACGAGTCTCATCAAGTAGATCTTCCAGCTTGCATATAATATAATCCCCATTCTTAATATGCAAATAAATGTGATCTCTATTTTCAGCGTATGTCGCTAAAGCTAGGGATTTCTTTTCATTCAGTAGACATAGTATCTCTTTTCTGTCTTGCTGCATGATTAGTAAAAAATTTTTATTTATTTTCGATGAATCTTTTTCAGCTTGATCTATAAATGAGATCAAATCTGATTTTGGATTGAATATAGATCCAAGGTTTTCTTTGTTATATCCTTTCTTACACTCAATAGTGTACTTAAATGTTTTAGGTGTTATTAGATCTCCACTAAACTTTAAGTGGTCCGGTAGGTTGTGAGTTGTTGAGAAAGCACCAGAGCCGGGAGATCTTATAAACTCTGTAGTTCCAAAGAACTCGTTTAAAATCTTGCAAACCTTGCGTTCAAAAGTGTTACCTTTTGTTCTGCTATTCTTACGCTTATTCTTTGAACTCATTAAATTTTTTAAATCAAAATTGTCTTCCATTTTTAATACTCCAAACTATTATAGATGAGTATGACTAAAATCAAACTTCAAAGTTCTGATTGGACAATTAAAACAACAGATAGGAGTAGAGGACGTATGAAATTAACTATTAAGCTAAGTAAGGATGAAGCTCAGGGCTTCAAGAATTGGACTTCAGTTGTAAAGCCAGATACCATTGCGGAAGAGGATTTTCTTAAACAAGTATTTTTTAACGGGATAGAGCATCTTAATGATAAACTTCAAAAAATTTCTGAAGAAGTTATGAAAGATGTAGAGTTGAAAGAGAAGATGGCAGCGTCAGGAATTGAGACTCCTATGCCCACTGATACTCTATGATTCAGATTCCTCGCAGTATTAATACTTGGGATAAGCTTCAATACTTTATGCATTGTATTGATGAGATGGTTGCAACTAATGTCCCATTTAATATTCCTGTTGTGATCTACAGCCCATGGGACAAGGCTTCAAAGAAGGTTAAGAACTACGGATCTAGGATTAACTTATTTGAAGTTCCTGAGGCGTATCATACCATAGCTAGATATTACAAACTAGAAAAGCCTATAAACTATGTACCTACTCTTATTCGTTTCATAAATGAAAAAATAGAAAAAGGTATTTTCAAGTTTTCAATGATTGTGAATGATAATACAACTGCTATTCAGCACGAGCTAGCGTCAGGATGATTAGGGCGGATTCCGTATTTAAACTCAAAGTACGATTCCAATTTTAATCTATGTCTTTTGATTTTTGTTGAAATTAACTTAAGATTGTTTATTATTACAGTAGTAAAGTAATTAAAGGCTGACCCGTGCTTTGGATTAAAGTTTCGTAAAGTCTTAAGTATAAGTAGGAAGCAATCTTGCTTTGCATCCTCCTTATCGACTTTAAAGTGGAACGCATCTATGATGTTCCCGATAAGAATGTCAAAACACCCCATTAACTCTTCTTGAAATTCATAATTTCCTGAGCAATGTAGTTTAATTAATTGTTCAAATCTTTTGTTATTAAGGTAATCCGACACAGAATATAATAGTATGAAAATATTGCCAGATCCATTTAAAAGTGAAAATAGTGAATGCAAGGGATGTACTATTCTTGAAAAGCCCAAGATGTGCCATTCCATCATGGATCACGAGGAGGAGGGTTTTAATAAAGACTGTCATATTTTATTCGTATCTGAGTCTTTTAAGATGGAATTCGGAGAGATTACTCCTTTTGTAATGAAGGAGCAGGATCTTATTGAGTCCATCCTTATGTCTACGGGGAACGCCGATCTTATCCCCAATGTCGAATACACCGCTGCTGTTAAGTGCCTCAGCGTTAAAGATAAGGATATGAATAAGGACGATAAGGATATTTGCCGAAATCATATAGCCAAGACTATTAAGGCGTGCAGACCAAAGCTAATCTTTGTGTGCGGAAACCTCCCTCTCGTGATGCTTACCAAGAAGAGCGGCATCATGGACAAGCGTGGAAAGACATTTGAGTACGATGGAATACCTGTGGTGGCTCTCTACCACCCATTCCAGGTTATTGTAGAGCCACAAAATGAGTACCTATTCAAGCTGGACATTCAGAATGGTATCGAAACACACTATAAGCAGAAGGGTGCCGAGTCGGAGTTTTGCTGGGAGCTACTGGATACGGTTGAGAAGCTTAAGAAGCTAGATAACTTTGTGAAGTGTGACGTAGCTGTGGATATCGAAACCACCGGGCTAGACTTTCTGAAGGATGAGATTCAGACTATCGCTCTTAGCTTCGACTGCGATGGCAAGCATAAGACTTTTACGATCCCGCTGTATCACAAGGAGTTCGATCATCCTGAAGGGTGGGTATCTAAAGTATGCTCCTCGTTAGATAAGATCCTCTCATACGAGTATAGCAAGAAGATCTTTCATAAAGCTCAGTTCGACACCAAATTCTTGGCAAGACAAGGGCTACAAAACATCAGAAACATCTATGATACAAAGCTGATGATGCATATGGTGGATGAGAATTTGCCAAAAAGTTTAAAAGACTTATGCCAATACTTCTTTCCGCAAGAACTACATATTGTATAGATTTCGTTTGGAAAAAGAAATAATTAAAAAATACGAAAATCTATGCTAGGTCAAGACGGCAAGAAGACCGACTGGAGAAATATGCCATTGACGCAGATGGCGCGTGGCAATGCTCTCGATGCTTACTTTACTCTTAAGGTATTCCATAAGCTAGAGAGGCTAATTCAAGATCTTAAGATGCAGAACCTTTACGATAAATTAATGGTTCCTGCGGTAGAATTCTTCAAGGATATGGAGTTGGACGGGCTGTATATATCGTCGGCAAAGGTAGAGGAGCTAGGCTCTCAACTTAAGGGCGATATCTATGATAAAGAAGACCAACTATTCTCGTTCCCCCAGGTCAACAAAACCTATGAGCTTACATCGACTGATGACCTCGTTAAAGTGCTTTACTCAGCAGATAAAAAGCACAATATTGTCGATGGGGGTTTCGGGTTATTTCCACCCATTTCATCCGAAAAGACTGGTGCCCCTAGCACGAGCGCGGAAGCCCTTGATATACTACTAGAGCAACTAGAAGACGAGATTGATAGGCGAGGATTAAATGAACAGGTTTGAAAAGCTAGAGCAGGACAAGCAGATTTCACGCTCCGTTGTTACCAGCATGGATAACCAGAAGCTGGTAGGGGCTAGGAACTTCATTAAGTCTCTGCTAGAGTTCCGTCGTTCTCGTAAGCTATTCGATACCTATATCTCAGGTGTTCGGGAGGCTATGAAATACAACGGATCCAATAAGATCTACGTTGAGTATCGTCTAGATGGAACTGTTACAGGTCGCCTATCGAATGCTGGTTACGAGGCTGGCGGAAACCGTATGGGGATCTCGTTTCATACCCTGCCACGAGAGTCTAGATTTAATATCCGAGATTATGTTGTAGCTCCTAAAGGATACAAGTTTATTACTGCGGATATGAAGAGCATGGAGCTACGAATCCTCGCTCACCTAGCCAAGGAGAAGAACATGGCTAAGGCATTCAATGACCGTGTAGACCTCCACACCTACTCTGCTGCCATGACGTTTGGTAAGCAGATGGACAAGGTGACGAAGGAGGAGCGTCAGATTGCTAAAGCGGTTAGCTTCTTGACGGTATACGGTGGCACAGAGAAGACGCTAGCCACGAAGCAAGGGATCAGCTTCAAGAAGGCCAAGAGCATTATTGACGGTTGGATGGCTGCGTTCCCTGGCGTTCCAAAGTACATGGAGCTTGTTGATAAGTTTATTACAAACAACAAGTATGCCTACACGATCTTCGGGCGCAGACGCAATCTTCCTAACGCAGGAGCAGACGCGAAATATATCCGGCAGGAGGCATTCCGTCAAGGACTAAACTTTACAGTGCAATCCTCAGCTAGTGATACCCTTATCTGCTGTATGCTTGGCCTGCATAACGAGCTAAAGAAACGTAAGCTTGGATCAAAGATCGTGGCTACCGTACACGATAGTATTGAATTAATAGCTCCAGAAAGCGAGGTGGATGAGACCGTCTCATTGCTCAACTACCATATGACCAGCTATCCATACATCAAGGAGAACTTCGGTATTAATTTCTCAGTTCCCCTTGAGATTGAGGTTGTGGTAGGAGACTCGTTCGGCTCAGGTGAGGAGTATCACCTCAGCAATCCCACTTCCTGAGCGACTTATTAATTCTTGAGTCTGGGTTGCTCGCAGTCTTGCTAGAGGTCAGTCCTCCTTGTTCTGACCCTCGCTTCTTTGCCAAGCTGGGGTCTTGGCTTCTTGCTGCATTATACCAGATTGTGGTTTTGCAGCTATGTAGGCTTTATGAAATCTTTCTCTAGCCGCGTCTTGAGCAGCCCTTGCGGTGCCACTATCAGATCCTCGACGTAATCTCTCTTCACCCTGCCTTCTAGCAGATTTTGCTTGAATATTTCTAACTTGAATTTGTTTCTGTTTATATTTTTCTGGAGTAGTGGAAGGGTTTGAAGCTAGCTTAGACATAAAAGATCCGACTCTTTCACCAGTCTTAGTTGGGCTTTGTCCTGTAGTAGCTCCTTCCTTTATACAAGAGCCTTTAGCGTAGGGTCTAACACCTGGGGTTGGCTTATAGCCTTTCCAACAACGCTTCTTCTCTACAATTAATTCCGCTATGCGGACATAGTGTTCATTTAAGTTCATTTATCCCCTAACTTTCGTAATTTAGCTGACGTTTGTATATCACGAGCAGCACTTTTTAAATTTGATCGGGAAGCTAGAGCGTCCCCTACAGTAAGTCCTGTTCTTGTAACAAAGTTTGGGTTACCTTTTCTTACGCCCATTCGATTAATTTTATCTATGGGCATTGCCCCTGTTCTTCTGGATGCGGCATCAGCTTCCTCTGTGTCACTTCTCTCTCTTCCTTCAGGGGAGCCTGGACCTTTATGCGTAGAGAGATTTCTTTCCCGATTATGAGTTTCATTATCAGGATCTCGGTCTAATCCCATTTCTTTTCTAGCTATTTTATATTTAGCTGTATTTATACCCTTTTGTCTCTTGTCACTTGTAGTTCCTGTTTGAGCTTCTGCTTTAGATTTATATGATTTAAGAGTTTCTATACTTAACTCTTCGATTTTAACTTTAATAGTTTCAGTTAAATATGTTAAATAATCTGATAGATTTGTAACTGAATCGTAAAAATTTCCACCCTGTCCTCTGGTAGGGGTGCGCCCTGCCCGCTGTTGTGCCTTTCTCCACCCCTCTGGATTCCTCCCAGGGCCAGATCTAGCAGGCATCTCCCCTCTCTCTCTAGCCTTTTCATGTTTAGCGGCGGCTTCTTTTTGGAGTCTAAGTGCATTACGAAGTTCGTCTTGAGAAAATCCATATTTAGCCTGGAAATCTTTTGGAGATGTTTTAGTCTCTCTAACTTTGTTGGCGATGGCATTTTTAATTATTGATTTGATATCCATATGATTATCCCTATAATACAACACTTATATTTAGGTTCAAATGCACACTATTGATTATTTAAAAGATAATATTAGTTCGGTTTCTCTAGTAGATCAGATGGAGAGGGACCCGGCTCTTAAGACGGTTAATTCTGCCCGTATAAGCTATAATAAGACCAAGGATACCTACGACGAAAAAGATAAGAAGCTGGCGTCGTTTTTGTGGAATAATGAGCACACAAGCCCATTTCGTCATTCTTATTTTACTTTCCATGTAAAAGCCCCTCTGTTTATTTTCCGACAACTGATGAAATATCAAGTTGGAAGTGGATTTAGAACCTACGAGGTGGATGGAATGGAAGTTAAATTAGAGGTTTTTGATCACTTTTATGACACCGATAAAGGGTGTTCGTGGAATGAAATTAGTGGTCGATATACTAAAACTTCAGAGGAATTTTACATTCCGGCACTAGCCAGGGCCAACCCTCCTCACGGCAATAAACAATCTTCAGATGAAATTCCTAAGGAAAGTAGTCTTCATGGCATCATGAAGACGGAGATGGGAATCATATCCAATTCGGCTAAGACCACTTACGACTTCCTAATCAGAATGGGCGTAGCAAAAGAGGTGGCTCGCATTATACTACCTCAAAATATTTATTCAGAAGCCTATTGGACTGTCAGCTTGCAGTCTATAATACACTTCCTCCATCAGCGGCTGAAGCCGGATGCTCAGTACGAGATTCGCTTGCTTGCAGAAGGGATCTACCAACTGATGGAAGGTACACTTAACAAACTCGGTATCACTAAGGATTTGCTATGAGTTCAAAGATTGAAGTAAGTTTTCTGGATGGTTACGATATGCCGCCTGTCGTTCGTAAGTTCGCTGTGCGTCATTTTAGAAATTACATTAAGACTGAAACTGGGAAGGTTGAGCCATCACCTAATGGTGGCTACACCGTACTAGCAACTGAGCAAGGAGAGCTTTACGTTGCTAAGTGCAATCCAGTCTACGATAAGTTTAGTCGCAGTGCCGGTTTGAGAGAGGTACTTAATAAGTACGTTGAGCGTTGTTATCGTGGGTTTAAAGTTCGTCGTATCGAGAGTACTTCGCTGAATGCTTTTAATGTAGTAATAGAAGAGAACTTTTTAGATAGCTGATGCTAGATAAAATTTATAAGGCAGTTGTAATAGGTGACTGTCATTTCTACAACGCTTACCCAAGTTTTGATTACTTAGGGGAGCAGTTCAAGGCTATCGAAAAGATAGTTAAGACTGAATCTCCTGAGTACATTATTTTCTTAGGGGATATCTTTCATTTTAGAAAGCCAGACCCTGAAACTATCGTAAGAGTTACTAAGTTTATTCTTGGTTTAAAGAACGTAAGCTCTAACCCAGACCCAAGGATAATCTTAATAAGAGGAAATCACGACACAGCAGCTAAGTCGGATAATACTTCTTTATGTGTTCTAGAAATTTTAGATCACAGTATAACTAATGCTAATGTAGACGTAGTAAAAGATTACTACTGCTGTGCGTTTACTAAGGACACAGATTTTCATTTCATCGCACACTATGACGATGAAAATAAAATTAAGCATTATCTCAATAGTGCCAAGAAAGTTAAAGCAAATAACTACTTCTTTGGTCACTTTGGGTTTAAGGGGTGTATAAATCCTAATGGAGATGAGGATTCCCCCCTATCTATAGATATATTTAAGAATCCTACATTTCTAGGGCATATTCACAAGGCGCAGGATGAAGTAAATGTCCATGTTGTAGGAACTCCATACTCAACTGTATTTTCTGAGTGCGACAACACCCATCGCTACGCTGTTATATACGGAGACTCCAGTTATGAGTTTAAGAAGATAACCTATGGTGTAAGATATCTACAATTCGATCTAGCTTCTCTAGAAGCTAATAAGGATATCATATGCGATCCTAATTACAAGACAATTTTGAGAGTTTATCTTAACCAGATATTGGATCAAAACTCTGTAGACTTGAGAAAGAAGATTATGGAGGAGTACAAGGTTTCTTATGTAGATATCAAGTATCTTCCAATATCTGACGATAAAGAGCAGCATAGTACTTATCGTCCAAAGAGTATGGTTTTTGAATTAAACGATGAGTTAATCATGAACTATATCAGTGAGTGTAATACTGAGATTCCAACCGATATATTGCTGCAAGGGTTAAAGTTATTAAAGGAAAAAGATGATTCTTAAGAGATTACGAGCTAAGAACTTCTATAGCTTCAAGACGTTAGACTTAGATCTATCTAAATTCAAGAACATAGTTTATGTCAAAGGATTAAATAGAGATTCCGGCGGAAGCAATGGGTCTGGGAAAAGCTCTATAATTGAGATGATAACCTTTGCTCTCTTTGGAAAGACAATTAGAAAGTCTACTGAAGATGCCATTATTAATTGTGATACTAAAAAGAATCTTGAAGTAGAAATTATTGTTGAGAAGAAAGGTATTGGGAAAGCCATTATATTTCGTAGCAAGCGTCCTAATGTATTAAATTTCTTCTTGGGCGATATGGACATGACCCAGGAAAACTCTATTAAGACGCAAGATAAGATAGAGAAAGAGCTTGGTCTCAGTTACAAGACGTTCGTAGCTTCCATAATATTTGGGCAGCACGTTGACTTGGAGTTTCTGTCTGCATCGGCTGATGATAAGAGAACCATCGTCCGTAATTTCTTAAATCTTGAGGATATCTTTAGTTGGAGAGATAAAATAAAAGAATTAAAGTCCGAATACAGTAATAGAACAAAAACAGGAGGGACGTTAATCCAAGAATTAACTTTTCAGCGAGACAAACTAAAGAATAAGTTAATAGATGCTGACCCAGTACAGTTAAAAGAAACTATGGTTGAGGTAACTGCTCGTGAAGAATTAATTACTAATAAAAAACAATTAATAACTGTATTAAATTATGAACGTGATGATTTGAAGAATAAATGCTATACGTTAGAGAAACAGCATAATCTTGGTGTATACGCGCATAAAGACACCTGTAAGCTCTGTAAAAAGATCTACATGAAGAAACAGACTGAAGGAAATCTAAGAGGCTTATTAAGGCGTATAACAATTATTAAGAATAAAGAATTAAAAATAACTAAGAAGATAGAAAAATTAAAAAAAGAGATATCTCAGTTATCTTCTAAGGCGAGTCTTCAAGATTGGATTATTCTTAAGCAAAAACAAGATTTATTTTTATCTCAAGAAAAAATAAAGGATGAGTATAATGAACTTCTGTCTAGATTAAAAATATTAGAAAATGAGAATAAGAAATTAGAAATAAATTACGAAGTGATGAGGTTCTGGGAAAAAGCATTTTCAGAACAAGGTATAATTAAATACTTTGTAAGAAATATTCTAGATTATCTAAATTTTAAGACAAACGAATATCTTTCTCTACTAACTAATAGTCAGTTCACAATTTCATTTAACGAGGAACTGGAGGAGATTATTTACAATAATGGTAGAAAACTTTCCTACATCTCGTTGAGTGGAGGAGAGAAGAAAAAGATTAACTTGTCTGTCATGTTGACATTACAGTCACTTCTAACTCATACATCTAAAGAACAATCTAATATTATATTTTTCGATGAGATTGCTGAGAATATGGACGAAGATGGATGTCACGGTGTCCATAATCTTTTAAAAAGTTTAAAGGAAGAGGATAAAACTATATTTTTAATTACCCACAATTCGCACCTTAAAAGCTTATTAGACGGGTGCCAAATTTTAACAATAGAAAAGAAAAACGGCGAATCTAGGATTATATGAAAGTAAAGCAATTAAATGAATTAGGTCAGAAGATTTTCGAGCATCGTTACGCATACCCTGGAGAAACTAAGTACTCAGATCGTTGCAGAGCTATGGCTAAACACATTGCCTCTGCTGAGAAGGACGATGAGAAGGAATCATATGAGCGTAGATTCTTTGAAGTTCTTGCTGCTGGAGATTTTGTTCCTGGCGGGAGAATTATATTTGGTTCTGGGCGTTCCCGTCAAAATATGCTTAACTGCTACGTCTTAGAGCCAGAGGATAACGTAGATTCAATTGGAAAGATCATTTCCGATATGTATAAGATTTCCTGTGCTGGGGGTGGTATAGGATTCAATTTCAGTAAGATTCGTCCACGAGGGGACGATATCCAGAATATTAAGAACTCTGCACCGGGCTCTGTATCAGTTATGCGTATGATTAATGAGATTGGAAATCATGTGCGCGCCGGGAAGAATCGCAGAACTGCTTTAATGGCTGAGTTGAATGTAACCCATCCAGATATCATGGAATTCCTTAAGGTTAAGCTAGATCTCGGTGAGCTTACCAACTTTAATATTTCAGTAGCTATTACGGATCGCTTTATTCAAGCTTGTGAGAACGACGAGCCGTGGTACTTTACATTTAGTAATCGTAAATATTTTATGTATGAAATGACTCGCGTTTCACCTAATGGTGAGCGAGAGCAAGTCACTGTTGTCGCTTTAGACAATAATGATGCCGTTGAGAGAGTTAAACTTCATCAGCTAAAACATTTTAATGATACATTTGAGAATATTCACGAGGTAAAGTACAAGGCTCTCGACTTGTGGAATAAGATTTGGGAAAATTCAGTCAAATCTGGAGATCCAGGCATCTTTAACATTGATTTGGCTAACAATTATACTAACGTCTCGTATTTCGAGCGTATGAATGCCACTAATCCTTGTGGAGAAATTACTCTACCCAATTATGGTAATTGCTGTCTTGGAAACATCAATCTTTCTAACATGGTTGATAATGGTGAGTTTGATTGGAAGAGATTAGCTCATACTGTACGAATGGGCATTAGGTTTCTTGATAATGTTCTTACGGTAAATCACTACCCAATTCAAGAGTGCATCGAAGTTGGTCAGCGTTCGCGTCGTATTGGGCTGGGGGTTCTTGGACTTCATTATATGTTTATTAAGTTAGGCATTAAATATGGGTCGGAGAAGTCACTTGAGTTCCTTGATAGACTCTTTACTACAATACGCGACGAGGCTTATAAGACTTCAGTATATCTCGCCAGAGACAAAGCACCTTTCCCATCTTTCAATTCTAAATTATATTTACAAGAAACTTTTGCTAAGACTCTTCCTGCTAGAATTAGAATGCTTATTAAGGAGCATGGAATTCGCAACGCTGTAATGTTAACTTCACCACCTACAGGAACTATATCTATGGTTCATGGTGTTTCAAGCGGTATCGAGCCAATCTTTGCCGCTATGTACATGAGACGTTATCGTGTTGCCAACACCTGGGCTGAGGAAGTTGTATTAGATCCACTCTTTAAAGAATATCTGGAACAAGGAAGGGAGCTAGATTTATTCGTCGGTGCCTATGATGTATCACCTGAGGAACACATGAAGGTGCAAGCTACAATTCAAAGGTACATCGACAATGCGATCAGTAAAACCATTAATCTCCCTAACAGTGCTGACTGGCAAGAGATTTCCAAGGTTGCACTTCAATATGCTCCATACCTCAAGGGCCTTACTGTGTACAGAGCCGGATCGAAAGGCACGGAGCCTCTCCAAGCCATTGCTCTAACAACAGAGAACATTGAGAAGTATGCCAAGCCAGTAATGGCTACCGCCGCTGCCGAAGCTGTTTCAGCCGAGGTGTGCAGAATTGGAGATAATAGCTGCGGCGGCTGATATGGTCACCTACACTATTAAGTTCTCAAAGGGAGAGAGAGTAATCTACGAGGGATCTCGTATGTTATCTCCTAAAGAGGTAGAGGCTTACGACAAAGGTCTTGAAGAGCGTAATAAGTATCTCAATATGGTCTGTCCCTCCTGCAATCAGGTTGGAGAAACTACTGCTAAGAAGAATGGCGAGCCCAGAAAGAAAAAGTGTCCTGATTGTGGCGAAGATATGGTCAGGAGTTTCAATATTCTTGTGAAGAAGGATTCCTCGCAAATTAAACGAAAGATAGAAAAGTATAATCACGAGGGTATGGATAAGGATATGGCTCATAAATTCTACGAATCATCAATCGAAGGATCTAAAAAACGTATTGAAGGGGGCGGGGGAGCCTCTCACTATAAAGCAGTAGTACCAGACATGGATTACATGATTAAAACAGGACAAGCGACCAAGATGTCGGATTCAGATGTTGCCTCATCACAGAAATCTAGAAAAGAGATGGTAGTAAAGCATACTCAAAACAACAAGAGCTTCAAAGCAACAAAATCAAATAATTCACAATCATCAAAATGAGTTATTCATTCTCAGATAATATCCAACGTGGAATTCTGTATCTTGTAAAGCACGACAAGGATTTTTACTCACAAATTTCTAGTATTGTAAAGCCAGAGTATTTTGAGTACCCTTCATATGCTTTTATATTTGATCGGGTTAAGACTTATTACGATAAGTATAAAGTAATACCACCCGACGATATTCTTTTAGAGGATATTAAGAAAAGTCTTCCGAAGGGGCAAAGTTTCTCAGACTTTGAGGAGGATATTCAGCAAATTAATAATATCGACTCATCGGTTCACGACAACCGTGAGTTCGTTCTTGATCTTGTTGAGGATTTCGCTCGTAAGCAGGCAATCTCGCAAGCCATCAAGGATAGCGTTATCCTACTTAAGGAGAATCGCATTTCTGAAATCGAAGAGAAAGTAAGACAGGCAATGCTTGTTACTCGTGAGGTAAATGTAGGACAGGTTTACTTTAACGATATTGAGAAACGCATTCATCGTCTTTTCGATAACAAAGATAAGAAAAAATATCGAACTGTGTTTAGTACATTTAACGATTTCTTGGATGGCGGGCTAAATTCCAAGGAACTCGCTATGGTCATTGCTCCTCCAGGTGTAGGAAAGTCTCTCTATCTTGTTAATCAAGGGGCCACTGCCCTGAAGGAGAACAAAAAGGTTCTTTACATCTCCTTGGAGATGGCAGAAGATAAAATCGCTCAGAGATTTGACTCCATCCTTACGATGCTTCCCAATCACAAGCTCAAGGATAAGGCAACCTATCCATTACTTAAGGATCGGCTTGCTCAGGTGCAGAAAAAATTTAACGGTGCCCAGCTTATTATCAAGGAGTTCCCAGTTGGTCAGCTAACTGTTAATCAGATAAGAGCACTCCTCGTTCAACTTAAACTTCATCATAATTTTACTCCTAATATTCTTATTGTAGATTATCTTGAGCTTCTTCGTCCAAACCGCAACATGGATGTTGAATATCAAGCTCAGGAGAGGATAGCTCAAGAGCTTCGCGGTCTTGCTATGGAACATAATATTTTAGTATGGACTGCGACACAGACTAATAGAATGGGTAAGAAGGTGTCTACTATTACCGATGCGGAGTTAGGCGATAGCTATGGTAAGATCCGCCCCGCTGACTGGGCCATATCTTTAAACCAAACAGAGGAAGAGTACGAGAAGGGTAGGATGCGTGTTTATGTTGTCAAAGCTAGAGATAGCAAGCAACACTATCGTATTTCCGCTTCCGTGAATTACACTAATTTAATTATGGAAGAGATATCAGAAGCAGAACTGGCGCGTCAAGACGCTTCAGGATAGAAATTTAAATTAAATTTTTATAATTTTAGATCTACGGACTATTATAATTGACCGAGGCATCTTATGTATTATCTTCCTAAGGACGAAGTACAAAGTCTAGACATAGATAAGTATCTTGATATGCATAAAAAGTTATCCTCTATTGACAAGGATAATTTATCTATGGAGCTTACTAAGCACACGACGGTCTACTCCTACTACCATGGTCTCCTGATCTGGCAGAAGAGAAAGATTGATCTAATGGCTAGTAATAATCAAGCAATGTACTCTCTTATTAAGAATAACGAGCTTATTATCAATAAAAATAAGGGAGGCAAGGCCACTGCTACATACCTGGAAGACTTCGTTCAGTCGAACGAGGAATACATAAAGCTGAAGAATAACCTAATTTATCAAGAAGAAATCTACGGATATTTAAAAGCTATTTGCTCTATGTTGGAGCACAAGAAAGACATGATGATCCAACTTAGTGCGAATCTTAGATCTGAAACCAAACTTTACAATTAAAAAAAAAGAGAAAAAATATGAATCTTAATGAACTACGAAAAAAGCACGAAGAATTACTCAAAGGAAAGTCCGCTGGAAACAGCGAAGGTGGATTAGATAAGTATCTCAAGGTCGATCCTGGCAAGAACACTATCCGTATCCTCCCTTGGAAAGATGACTCTAAACCTTTCTACTCTGAGGCTATTATTCATCGTTTTGTGAATGATGAGGGAAAGCTTCAAAATTATTACTGCCGCAAGATTCAAAACGAGGCTTGCCCGGTATGTGATTTTTATTTTGAGCTTTGGAAGATGCACAAGGAGCTTGGCCTACCCCCAAAGTCGAAGTCGAAATTCGGCGATATGGCTACTAAAATTAAGGGTACACCACGTTACTACATGAATGTAGTTGATCGTCGCTATCTGGAAAACAAGTCGGATGACGTTGCTGGTGCTCTCAAGATCCTTTCAACCGGACAAAAGGTGTTCAAAAAAGTTCTCGATGGGGTATTCAACACAGAGTTGATGGATGAGAACGATCCAGACAATACGAATGTTCTCTCACTTAAAAAGGGTAATGATTTTGTCCTTGAGCTAGGAAAGAGCGGAGAGTACAACAACTACGATCAGTCAACCTTCCGCATCAAAAAGACTACGGCTGGTTCTGATCGTGACATAAAGATTTGGATGGAGGCTATGCATGATATTCATGGTGCCATAAAAATTGGAGAGTATGATGAGGGTAAGCGAATTGTTGAAGCTCTTCGTGTTTCCCTAGACACCTCTATGTCATCTAGTCATTCAAACGATGACGATGATATGGGTGAAAGAAAATTTAACAAGGAAGTACAAGTATGAAAAAATTAATGTTTGCATTTCTGGCTTTAGCCCTGCTGGTCACTCCAGCTTGCCAGAGTCTTGAGGGCTTGAGTGTCGCTACGACAGATTGCCTAATAAATCCAGAGGATATTAGCAGCGATAAAGTTTTAGTTATTCCCTCAGAGAATCTCCCAACTGAGATTGCCGAGAGCGAGAAATTGCAAGGAAAAAGTATAATTATTGCTCCAACTGATATCCTTAAAGTTGATTGTGTAAAAATAACAATTCCTAGCCCCACCACAGATCTTTGGGGATGGATTTTAAGCACGTTGGCAGCCACTGCTGGAATAGTATCAATCTGGATTCCAAAGCTAGCTCTACTTGAGGGTTTATTTACCTTACTTTCTCGCAGAAAGAGACAGCACTATGCTTCTGCCGCAAAGGCCATAGTTCCTTATGATGGAAATGTTGATATGAGAGGTGCAATTTCAAGCTTAGGAAAGGCTTTGGGCATACTCCATACCAATACGTCTACGACGAAGCCAACTGGAGGGGGCGGCGGAACCCCACAAAACGCTACCTAGTTAATCTAGTCTGAGCTTTTAGCCCCTCTGCGACTTCGGAGCGCAGAGGGGTTTTTTTATTTATATTATAAATCATTAATCTATAATGATCTATATGTCGGATAAATTAAAAATATTAGTATTCCACCCCAATACAGGCGGATGTGCATATTACAGAAGCCTAATGCCATATCATAAACTATTGGAGCTTTACTCTGATAAAGTGGAAATAATATTTGATGATAATCCTCTTAAATTAAATATTAAAACTGGTAAGTTTGAGTATCCTGGGGCCGAACTTGACGAGCCACCAGAATGTATAAAAAATGCTCATATTGTTCTTATTAATAACATAAGTAATTTTGGTGGAGCATACACAGCAAGAGTTCAAGGTCTTGCTTCAAAAGCTAAAAAATTTATTCACTTTGATACTGACGATCTTTTAACTGAACTTTATGAAGAACATCATTTGATAGATGTATACAAGAATCAGGGATTAAGTGATCTTACAAAACACCTTTATTATAATTCTCATTTGGTAACGGTAACCCAGGTAAAGTTTGCAGAAAGGATAAAGCCTTTCTGTCGTAATATCTTAGCTGTAATAAAAAATGCTATAGATTATAATTTACCTTGCTGGAATAATATTAAAACTAAATCAAAAGCAGTTAGAATCGGATGGGCAGGCGGAATTCATCATAACCCAGATGTAAAGATTTTCTCTTCTGTCCCACACTTAGTTAATCAAAAGGTTGGAAGAGAGAATATATTCTGGGACTTCTACGGAATGCCACCTCCCCCTCAAAACTTAAAAGAGAAAGAAGATTGGCAAAACAAGGTGTGGGACAAATACAAAGCAGAACTGCTAAAAGGCTTCAAAGGACAGCGTAACTGGAATACACATTATGCTGTAGGACCTCACGAATATGGAGTGTTTTACTCTAATATGGATATTGCTATTGCTCCTCTTAAGATGAATGCCTTCAACGACTCTAAGTCAGATATCAAGGTAGCTGAGGCAGGAAGATACAAAGTTCCTCTCGTAGCGTCGAACGTAGGCTGCTATAGCGATACCATAGTGAACGGTAAGACTGGGTATCTCTTGGATCCAGACGCTCCCAAGACTGAATGGATAAGAATTCTGTCAAAAGTCTCTACAGACCATAAGCTTCGCACAGAGATGGGTGAAAATTTGCACGCTAT